AACTGGTTGGTCGAGTTAACCATGTAATGAAAGTTATCAAAGAAAACGGATTTACCAGTTACGAAAACGATATTGATATTATTGAAGCATGACAGACGACTTACACGATCAAATAATGCAAACTGTATTAGATTATCACAGAGCTAGTGAGGAGTTTGAAACTCGTCCTAGCTTTCGTAATACCCGTACCATTAGGCGTGAACTAAGAAAACTAATGAAACTATGCAAGCAAAGGCAAGACGAAGCACAGGCAGCATTTAACAAACGTTTAGAAGAATACCATAAAAAATATCCAAAATCGAAACCCAAGGCAAAACCCAACGATACATAATGTATGAGTTGGACATATCAAGGCAAACCTGTTGAAACTATTGCAGAAGAATACGAAGGCTTTGTATATCTAATCACAAATCTAAAAACAAATCAAAAATACGTAGGCAAAAAACTAGCAAAGTTTAAAACTACCAAGCCACCATTAAAAGGCAAAAAGAACAAACGTCGAGGCTACAAAGAAAGCGATTGGCGTGAATACTGGGGAAGTTCAGATAGACTGAACGAAGATGTAAAAACTTTAGGCGAAAAAAACTTTACTCGTGAAATACTTTACTTTTGCAAAAGCAGAGCAGAAATGAGTTACATCGAAGCACGAGAACAGTTTGATAGGCGAGTATTAGAAACAGACGAATACTACAATGGCATCATCAATGTTAGAGTTGGTGGTTCACAAAAACTACGCCAGGCACTTCTAGAACATAACAACAAGGCAATATAACTGACACTGTTTGATCGGGGTTGCTCGATCCTCCAAGATTCTGCGTGAAAGATCGTCGATGGTGTGGAGCGTCAGCGTGTAGAAGCATACGATAGGCTGAAAGGATTGTGGCTCTGAGAAAAAGCAACCACAGTGGTAAGTGTTTTCGCTTGTTAGGGAACAACTACCATCCGTTGATATGACGAAACTAGAGTAGGGGGATACAGGTCAACCGCCTCCGTCCAATAAGGAATCTCTTGTAACAAGATGGCTGAAGCGACTCGAATGATGCGCAAAACCATGTTCGCCCGGCAACGGGCGAATTATGACTTCACAATCTGAATGATACTAAAAGCATATGCTTACGCATATGCCTTATTACTATTATAATCAAGAAGTAATAACTGTGTTGAGTGCAAACGAAAACACAGATGAACGTAGTTCATCTATAATAGTATAAATACACTATATAGCTGGAACAAATCTGAATGAAACTCCTTGAACTACTTGACGAACCTATAAAAAACAAAAATGATTTTCTTTTTGAAGATAACTTCTTGTATGAAGAAGTTGAAGATGTTGTGGATGAAGTATCGTTAGGTAGAGGCGGTCGTGCAAGTGTTAGTCCTGTTGGTACTAGAGGGGAATATAGACTTGTAATATTACCTGATGACAACGATTTTAGAAATGCACAAGCATTTGATTTTGCAGATGAAAGAGCTGCAACTCAAGCTAGAAACTATTATATCTCAAATGACACGCCAAACTTTGAAAGAGCTACACGTAGAGCAACTAGAGTAAATCTTACTAGATTAACCATGATTGACGACTTTATGGAAAGAGCTCGTGCATTACCTATTGACGATAGTCCAGCGCCACGCAGCCAAAGAAGTCTCTTTAATAGATTTATTAGAGGTAGTGCAGGTGCCGCAGGTGGGTTGTTTAGATATTTCCTTCCTATATTCATGACAGCTGGACAAATCTATGTTGACTGGTTAACCACACTGAAAACTATAGATTTAGTTAATGAAGATAGCAATCTTAGCACTGATGATAAACAAGAACTTAACTCTATTTTGAGAGGTATGTTTTATACACAATCAGGTATTCTTGCATTGTGGGCAGTGTCTAGTACGTTAAGACTCACTAGAATTGTAAGAGCCGTAAGAGCAGGTGTAGCAGCAGGAGGTTTTGCAGCAGCTATTCCATCAGGTGGCACCAGTTTGTTAGCAATGATAGCTGGTCAAGTTGCAATAACTATAGTACTTGCATTTTTAGAAAGACCGTCTGTTAGAAAAGCATTTGCCGAATGGATAGCAGGTACAATGTTTGGTGCTATGTTTGAAGGAATGGATTTTTTAGCAAACTCAGCTGCTGCTACTCTTGATTATCTTACAGGCGGACTTATAGGCAGTCAAAACCTAAACAGAGCGCTAGGGTTTGAACCTGGAACTCCTGATAGCGGACTACAAGGAGAAGTAGTTGCAAGCAGTGAATGGGCCAAGTTAGTATTTCAAGATATTATATTTCCACCAGACATGGAAAGAATGAAAGTTCCTTATTTTCCACAAGCTCAAAGAGAACAAATGTTAAGACAAGCATTTGTGCGTGATGGAACAGCACTAACTTCTGATACAGAAACTGATACACCACAACCTGAAGAAGAACCTACTGCACTTCCTCCTAGACCTGACGATACACAGCCAGCACCTGAAGAAGAACCTACTGCACTTCCTCCTAGACCGGCTTAAACCAAAGGCATCTTTGCAGTTTTAGTATTTTCAATATTTTCTTTGATAATGTTTTGTATCACTTCGTGATCTTCTAAATCAGTATCAGTAAGTATCTGTTCAATACTTACTCCACCTCTCATATACCATACCAAACGATAACACATGTCTTTGATGCCTTTGATTTCATTTTCGTATTTTTCGGCTAACGAGTTTATCTCGGCATCAGTAAGTGTCGTTAGCCTTTGCCGAAAAAATCTGATTGGTCTAACGATACATTTATTTTAAACTTGTGTTCGCATTCACCACATTGTACATCTTTTAGTGGTATTTGCCATGTTCTACTGTTTGCTTCGATGTGATTTTTTATTGCTTTGAAAATACTCACATCGTTACCTTCAACCCATTCTTCGATTTCTTTTGGATTGGTTTCTATTTCGCCGTCAACTTCAACACTAGAGATACTAGCATAGATAAGTTTAACTGCTTGGTTTGCAATCTGATTAAGCAAGTTTTCAGTAGCAGTTTCTCTTTCTTTGTCGTCTTTTATTTTTGGAACATCGATATTAATAGCACGTTGGAAAGCAACAGTTTGCTTTTGGTTTTCTGTCATCTCTCTGTATGTGATAGGTCTTGTCTTTATTGTAAAGTTTTCTACCTGCAATGTGTCGTTGTATGTGCATGTTTGATAATGCTGTAAGAAACTTTGTAAATCTATTTCATATGTATTTTCAACTCTACACTTTGGACATTTACTGTTTACATTCATAGTAGGACCATATGTTGCCATACGGATAGCAATCAGCACACTATCTATATCAAGTGTAACCAAGTTCCACGGATTTGTAATACTAGGAATACAACTTTGAATGTTTTGTACTGTTGCACTACCACTAACCAATGCATCTGGTGTTTTAAATAATATTTCATCATTTGCTGTCATACTGAACACAGCAAGTTGACTTGTTGTATCGTTATAAAAAGTGTTAGCAGGAGTATATTTTCCTCCACTTGGTATATCGATAAAGAGTTTTGGTTGCCTTCTATACTTTTTTAAAGGACTTACGTTTTCAGAGTTTTCCATAGTTTTTTCCTGCAGGTAAATACAATACTAGTCTATTTATAGGTAGTTTAATAACGGAGTTTTTGATTTGGCAGACGAAATCCCAGGTCTCAGTTTATTTACAAGCGAAATGAGAGGCGCAACAAGTGCGGCTGTTGGTTTAGGTGGTGAACTACTTAGCGGCAGTCAAAAACTCAGCGACTATAGTAATGCGTTAACTGGTAACACTAAGATACTTGGTAACTTTGGCAAAGTTGTAAATGGTTTAGTCCAGTTTGCTGAACAAACTTTAGGCGAATACCAGTCTTTAACAGGCATAGGTGCCACGTTTGGCAAAGACATGACGCAAATAAAAGTAGCGGCTGCTGAACTAGGTTTAACTGTTGAAGACATGACAAAACTGTTGTATGACAACAGTGACAGTTTAAGATCTTTTGGTGGTACAACTGACCAAGCTATAAGTAGATTCCGTGCATTTAGTAAAGAAGTTTTAGATAGTCAAGTTGGTACTGAGCTGCGTAGACTTGGTTTGACTGCTAGCGATATAAACGAAACACTGATTACATACAATGAGATTGCACAACAAGATGGTTTAAACAGTAGACGTAGTGCAGCAGAGCAAGCTGAATCAGCTAGAGATTTTGCATTAGAGTTAGATAGGTTATCAAAACTTACAGGCAAACAACGCAAAGAACTTGCTGAAGAAATGAAAGAAGCTCGTGCAAGAGGTAACGTACAAGCATTGTTAATGGGCAAGAGCGCCGATCAACAAGAAGCATTTACTAGAAGTATGACCGAGTTACGAAACACACTAGGTCCTCAGTACGAACAACTTTTTATTGAAATGGCTCAGTTTGGTGCTCCTGTTAGTAAAGCTGCACAACAGGCATATGTGACGTTAGGTAGCGCACAAGATGAGTTTGAAACAATGGTTTCAAACGCAATGGATCCAGAAGGATTAGCGGCAAGTGTTGAAGCAACACAAGGTGCATTTTTAAACTATCAAAAAACTTCAGAAAGTGCCAGCCTTGCATTGTTAAGTGGTGTAAGTGATATAGGTGACGCAGCAGCACAAGGTTATGAAAGCACATATAGTTTTGCTAATGCAATGGATGCAGCAGCAGAAGCAGGTGAATCTCCGGCAGAGGCTTTAGAAAGAACCAATCAAGCTATTGCTGAAGAACAACTTACACAGTTGCAAAATACAGGCGGTATTATTGATGCAACTATTGAAATGCAGGAAGCAGTTAGAGATTTAACTGTTACAGCAATGAGTGAAGTTCTCCCACGATTAGAATCAATGGCTATGCGTGGCATTCAAATGTTTATGGATAACTTACCTAGCAGTCAAGAGATTGCAGCACAACTAGGCGGTGCTGTAGGTAACTTGTTTAATGCTGCTGAAGCAAGTGCTTATAGGAATGAAGCACTTGATGCATTGAATAACTTTATGCAACAATGGGGCTCTAACGATACTACTATCCAAGAACAACAGTTAGAAAGACTTGGTGCTAATACTGAAGCAGTTACAACTACAGCTGAAGAGGAAGAAGCAGGTAATAACCAACGTCACGAAGAAATGCAAGCTGCACTCGATGAAGCTAGAGCACAAGTTGCTGAAACTGAAGAAAATCTAGCAGCATTACAAGCAGAAAAAGCTGAAATGCTAGCACGAGGTTTAGAAGAAACTGATGGCGCAGTAGCAGGTGTGTCACAACAAATACAAGAAACAGAACAAGCACTTCTAAACTCAATGAGTGCATTAAATAGAGCAGCAGCAGTAGCGGCTCGCGGAGGAGTACCGACAAACGCAGAAGGTCAAACAGATTGGAGATATGCTGGACGCAGAGCAAAGGGCGGACGTATCGGTGCTAATGAAATAGCAATGGTAGGTGAAGCTGGACCAGAGTTTATGGCAGGTCCTGGAATGGTTATGAGTGCAAAAACAAGTATGGGTGTTATGGGCAACCTAATGAGAAGCATTAGAGGTGTACAAGATACTGTCCAATCTAGTGATTCAAATCCAAGTGAAACGATAAGTACTATGAGAGATGCAATAACCCAAGTTTCAGGAAACAATGATCAAAAACTTGATCAAATGATATCGCTCTTGAGTCAAATGGTTAACTTAACTGGATCAGCAGGCGATAGTGCTAAGAGACAACTAAGAGCAACAAAAGGATTACAGGGTAATATGTTAAGAGGAATAGGCGCATGAGTTGGAAAAAATATTTTACACCAGTTCCAACAGCAGACAACAGAAGCGGAAGTTATAGTCCGTTTAGTATGAAAGGCATGGGTAATGTTGGCCCAGCCGCAGCAAACTATTCATCACACTTACCTGATGTTTACGTAGGTTCACCTAACCGTATCGAGCGTTATAATCAATACAACACTATGGATAGCGACAGCGAAGTTAATGCTGCTCTTGATATTTTAGGCGAGTTTACTACACAAAAAAATAAAGAAAATAACACTCACTTTACTATTAATTTTAAAAAACCTGCTACAAACAGCGAAGTACAAGTACTAGGACAATATTTGCAGCAATGGTGTAAACTTAATCAGTTTGAAACAAGAATGTTTCGAATACTAAGAAATGCTTTCAAATATGGTGATCAGTTTTTTATTAGAGATCCAGAAACACAAAAATGGTTCCATGTAGATCCTAGTCAAGTTACAAAGATTATTGTAAACGAAAGCGAAGGTAAAAAACCTGAGCAGTATGTTGTAAAAAATCTTAACTTTGCATTTGATATGCTAGAAGCAACTCCATTAAACACTACTAACAGTTATGGTCCAGGCGGCACAACTCCAGGATATCAAACTATAACAAATCAAAGCATGACAGGCGGCCATACTCCTGCAAGCGGTAGCAGTAGATTTGCTACTGAGCATGATGAAACTCATATAGATGCAAATCATGTTGTGCATTTGAGTATGAGTGAAGGACTGGATCAAAACTATCCGTTTGGTAATAGTTTGCTTGAAAGTATTTTCAAAGTTTATAAACAAAAAGAGTTATTAGAAGATGCGATTATCATTTATAGGGTGCAGCGAGCTCCTGAAAGACGTGTTTTTTACGTTGATGTGGGTAACATGCCTAGCCACCTTGCTATGCAGTTTGTAGAACGTGTTAAAACGGAAATACATCAAAGACGCATCCCATCAAAGACAGGTGGCGGCACCAATGTTATAGACAGTTCATATAACCCTCTGTCAATCAACGAAGACTACTTCTTCCCACAAACTGCTGAAGGACGTGGATCAAAAGTAGAAACACTACCAGGAGGTACCAACCTTGGCGAAATCGACGACCTTAGATACTTTACTAATAAGTTGGTACGCGGATTACGTATCCCAAGTTCGTACTTACCAACTGGAGCAGATGACGGTGCTTCACAATATAATGATGGACGTGTGGGTACCGCTTATATCCAAGAACTTAGATTCAACAACTATTGCCAACGTTTGCAATCCATGGTTGAAGAAGTCTTCAACAGAGAGTTCAAGTTATACTTAAACTCAAAAGGTGCAAACGTTGACTTTAGTATGTTTGATTTAAAACTTACACCTCCACAAAACTTTGCAGCATACAGACAAGCAGAACTTGATAATAACCGTGTTGGTACATTTAATCAAATGGCAGCACTGCCTTATATCTCAAATCGTTTTGCAATGAAACGTTTCCTAGGTATGAGTGACGAAGAGATTGCTGAGAACGAACGTCTATGGAGAGAAGAAAATGATGAAAATCTAACTGATCTAGTCACAGACGATATGGCAGGCGAAATGCGTATGGCAGGACTTGGCGGCGCAGACTTAGCAGGCGATCTTGGAGGACTTGAAACTGATTTAGGTGGAGATGATTTAGGAATAGATGGTGGTGAAGGCGCACCTCCTGAAACAAATACCGGTGAAGATTTAGGCGGAGCACCGGCAGCAGATACAGCGCAAACGATATAAATACTATTATGATACTAAGAGAACTTTATTATTTTGATACAGAAACAATGGAACCGGTTGAGGATCATACATATGATGCTGAAAACGATATCTCTGTGGTTAAAGTAGATGATAGTAGAAAAAGTAGACTAACATTAAAAGATATTAATCGTGCAAGAAAAGCAAGTGATAGTCACAAAGAAGAAGCAGCTAAGGATTTACATTTTGTTAGACAAATGTACGGACTAGCTGCACAAGCAGCTCTTGGTGGATAATGCAAACAAAAATAGCTTTTGTACTTGGCAATGGTATTAGCCGAAAGTTTATTGATCCAGCACTACTAAAAAAATATGGATCTGTATATGGTTGTAATGCTTTATACAGAGAGTTTGCTCCTGATCATTTAGTTGCAGTAGATACAAAAATGATTATGGAAATAAGTGATGCCAAGTACAACGAAACATATAGTGTTTGGAGCAACGAAAACAAACTCACAAGAAAGATTCCTAACATAAACATTATGAAACCTAATAAAGGTTGGAGCAGTGGACCAACTGCACTGCTTTTGGCAAGTCAACATCAACATGACTTAATATACATATTAGGATTTGATTATGTTGGATTAGGTGAAAAGCAAGAACGAGTAAACAATATGTATGCTGGTACAAAAAACTATAAAAATGAATACGACAGAGCAACATATTATGGTAACTGGACTAGACAAACTATGATGTGTGCAAATCAGCATCCAAGAACTAAATACATCAGAGTAATAGGAAGACAAGATAGTTTTATACCAGATCATTTAAAAGATTTACAAAACTTTTCACACATTACACTTGAAGATTTTAGAAAAAACTTCAAGATAAAACTCATCAAATCATAAAATGGGTCGTTTTGATACCATTTTAAGCGCATATTTCCAAAAAAGTGTAAATATAATAGACAGCCTTGTAACAAATAGAAGGAGATAACAATGACTGATCGCAACAAGTTTGAAGAAATGCTTGAGCGCCTAGTAAACGAAGACCGTGCGGGTGCAGAAGAGCTATTTCACGAAATCGTGGTAGAAAGATCACGTGAGATTTATGAAAACCTATTAGCAGAAGATGCTGATGAAGAAGTAGATGAAGCTACAGATGAAGAAGTAGATGAATCAGAAGAAGATCTAGATGAATCAGCTGATGACGATGACCTAGATGAATCAGAAGAAGACCTAGACGAGTCAGATGACGAAGAAATCGACGAAAATGAGTTTTTAGAAGCAGACCCAGAAGATGAACTAGAAATGGACATTGAAATGCCAGGAGAAGAAGGCGGCGAAATGGACATGGATATGGACATGGGTATGGACGCAGAAGGCGGCGACGAAGAACCAGCAACACAAGGTGATATCAAAGACCTAGAAGCTGAACTAGAAGCACTACGTGCAGAGTTTGACGAACTAGTTGCAGGCGAAATGGACGAGCCAGAGCATGATGACATGGGTGGCGACGAAGAAGAAATGCCAATGGACATGGATTCAGAAGAAGGTGACGACGAAGACGACGAAGACGAAGACGAAGACGAAAATCCTTTTGAGTCAAAGCAACCAAAATCACAAACTGAACAAATGCGTGAGTACGTTGAAAAAGTAAGTCCAAAAATGGGCGACAACGGTGCAAACACAAAATCAACAGTAGCAAGCCCAAACAACATGGGTGGAACAAGTGCTAATATCGCAAAAGGCGGCGACGGTGGCACAGGTGGTACACAAGGTGGACTAGCTAACCCAGCTACTAAAGAAGATAACGCTGGAAACGTAAATGTTCCTGGCGCTAAAGGTGCTACTAAAATGGCATCGCAACCCGGCCATGGTGCCGAGAAAAAAGGTAAACCAGAAGCAGCTGACAAAGGCGCTGGCTCACCTTTAAATGGCGCTCCTAAAAGAGCGAAGTAAGGACTGATTGATGAGAACACTTAACGAACACTTGAGTTTCGACCAGGCTAAAATGGTTGTTGAGTCTGCTAATGATGGCAAAGATCTTTACATGAAAGGTATTTGCATTCAAGGCGGAGTACGCAACGCCAATCAGCGTGTTTATCCCGTAAATGAGATTAGCAGGGCTGTCACCACACTCAACGAGCAGATTCAAGGTGGCTACTCAGTGTTAGGCGAAGTAGATCATCCAGAAGGACTTAATATTAACTTAGATCGTGTATGTCACATGGTAACAGAAATGTGGATGGACGGTCCAAA